ACGAGCGCGATTCGCGCTGGATTGAGGAAATGTTTAGGTGAGACATATGGATAACATCGAAGAGCGCGTCAAGAACATCGTCAGAGGGCAACTTTCATACGGCACCCAATCGGTCGAACAGATTGATAACAGCGCTCATCTTGTGCACGACCTCGGATTCGATTCACTTGACATGGTTGAAGCCGTGATGGCGCTTGAAGATGAGTTCGGGATCGAGGTAAGCGACGAAGACGGCGAGAAGATCATGACCGTTCAGCAGGCTATCGACTACGTTCGGGCGAACGTCAAGGCGTGATTTTTGAAGCGACGGCCGCTGTTGTTTGTTCTATAAGCCGCTACCCGTGAGAAGCGGGCCATTGATGGCGAATCCCGGCCAGCCGAAAGACCGGGCAACACGAATAGGAGAGAAAAGATGCGAATGCGACCATGCGCCCAATTCTTTCAACTGCATACGATCTAATTCGACGTCGGCCGCGGACATCACCGCATGCCTGTAATACCTACCCGCACGAGGCGGGTTGATGTGCCCGCTGGGCGCTAGCAATCAGGGAATGCTTCGTTTCCCTAAGTGATGCCGCCGCCACGTGCGACGTAGGCCGCGGCGTCGATATGGCCCCGACTGATACGGGAGGCGTGCCGGCGCTTATACCGGCACCCTTAGCGATGGCGATCTTCCGTTGTGGACACGCAGCGGTGAACAGACTCGGCCGAGTAGGGTCGCCATCGCTCAGGGTAAAAGCCAAAAATTAGGACTCCTCTAAATCATGGAACGTTTTCTCTGCGGACTGACGATCATAACGGGGATCGCCTTTTTCGCAACTGTCACCGCGCCTTTCGTTCATGACGGCGCGTGGTTTCTTCAAATTTTCGGGAATTGAGATGCAGATGATCGACATTCGCCGCATCGTGACCGGCGCAAAACTGACGCAAGCAGAACGCCTCGATGCCGAGCTTCGGCACATGCGGGCAATGAACGAAGCCCGCGCTCGTGAAATGGCGCGTTCGATGGGAAGTCGGTATCTGCTGTCTCCGACGTATGACGGTCACTACCGGCCTGAACTGACGAAGAAGAGGGCAGCGTGAAAGTTAAGGGCCAAGAGATTCCACAGAGCATAATCGACGTGGCGAATCGCCGGATGCGATCAGGCGAGTTTGAGGCAATCCACATTCGCACCGCGATTGCCCCAGCGCTGATTGCAACGCAAATTTTCGTCCGCTCCGTTGCCTACGAAGTTGCTGACGCGTTGGCAACACGCCTTATTTCTCGTGCCGCGAAGGATGGGCGCATTAAGAAGGTGGCCGGCACACGTCGATGGGAGGCATCGTGAGCGAGCCGAGATTTACGCGAGGACCTTGGTTTGCGAAGCACGACGGCCACGGCGCATTCAGTATCGAGACGGAAGACGGATGGCAAATTTGCTTTGTCCGCGATGAGCATAACGCCAAAGCGGTCGCCGCCGCACCTGAACTGTTCGCCGAACTCAAAGCCGCTCATCAAATCATCCGCAATGCTCTAAACATCATGACTCCGGGCCAGAAGGTCGAATGGAGTCTGCGCAATGGGCGAGAGGGTGTTGATGGTGAGGGCGTGACTCGCGCCAATGAACGTGAGGCTGTGCTTGCCAAGGCACTAGGAGAACAATCTTGAACGGGTGGATAGACGTCAAAAAGCGCAAGCCGAAATGCTCGCTCAAACCTGGCTCGCTCGGTGTCGAGGTGATTATCTGGCCGCGCTGCGCGAACGGTGAAGCGACAGCATTCTACGGCCGACGTTGCACCGATAAGCCGACCTTCTACAGATACGGTGCGGTGATTCACGGTGTGACGCACTGGATGGAACTGCCGGAGCCGCCGAAATGAACAAGCTCGACCAATGGGCGAAGCGCCACAAGGTACTCGCCAGCATTTCCGCATTTCTAATCATCGCTGCCTGCCTTGAACTCGCGCATCGGATCGATCAAGAGAACGATTCTCGGGTGTATTGGCAGATGGCATCGAGGGGTCAAACATGAGCGAATCAAAACAAGTCGCGGTTGCCGAGCAGCCGCAGCAGCTAATCACGATGGACAGCGTTGAATCGAGCCAGATCGCAGCCATCGGATACGACGAAGCAACGCAGACGCTTGCCATTCAGTTCAAGGGCGGGACGCGGGCGACGTATCACTATGCAAACGTGCCATCAGAGGAATTCGCCGCCTTCCGCGATGCCGAGTCGGTCGGTAGCTATTTCTATCGGAACATCAAACCCTTTCCGGATAAGTACCCGTACACCCGGATCGAGGCGAAAACGGAGCAAGCATGAGCGCACTGACGACGCGCCAAGAGTTCGGTGCACAAGAAACGACGACTGCACTTGTCGAAACCGCATCGACGGCTATCGCAGCGAAGGCAAAGGCGATGGTCGAAGCGCGCTACATCATGGCTATGCGACAACCGCGCAACTGGGATCAAGTTCGCCAGGACTTGATGGCCGAGTGCAAGCGCCCGACGTTCGCGCACAACAAGAGCGCCTACTACCGCAAGCCTATCGGCAAGGGCGTGGAGGGTCTTGGCATCCGCTTCGTCGAGGTTGCGTTGCGCTGCATGAAAAACGTGCTCGTCGAAACCTCGATGACGTTCGAGGACGAGACGAAGGAGATTCACTGCGTCAGCGTGACGGATCTCGAGTCGAATCTGACCTATCCGCTGGACGTGCGCGTGTCGAAGACGGTCGAGCGCTCAAAGCCGATGGACGACGGCTCGTATATCTCAGTGCGAAAAAACAGCTACGACAAGCTGACCTATACCGTGCCGGCCGGCGATGACGATCTGCTAAACAAGCGGGCCGCGCTGATTTCGAAGGCAATCCGCACGCTGGGTCTGCGGATCATTCCCGGCGATCTGCAGGACGAAGCCGAGGCGATTATCAAGGCCGTCCGCATGGACGAAGCGGCGCGCGATCCAGGTGCCGAGCGAAAACGCATCGCTGATGCGTTCGCGGAGATTGGCGTGAAGGCGGCCGACTTGACGGCATACCTCGGCCATACCCTCGACACTTGCTCGCCGACCGAGCTCGTCGATCTGCGCGGCATCTACGGCGCCATCAAAGACGGTGAAGCGACGTGGAAATCGGTCATGGAGAACAAGGCGGAACAGGGCGGCGCCGAGGGTGGGGAAAGTGCGCCGCCCACCAAGGTGACCCCAGTTTGCTCTGCGGAAGAGTTCGAGAAGAAGTCGGTTGGCTGGCGCAAGCAGATTGTCGACAAGACGAAGACGGTCGCCGAGCTCGTCGCAATGATCGAGACGAAGACCAAGCTGACCGAAGACCAGAAGCTGACCATCGACGCATGGAGCCACGAGAATGACTGAACGCATCATCCACAATCTGGTTCAGGGTTCGCCCGAATGGCTGCAGTTCCGGCTGGAGCACTTCGGCGCGAGTGAAGCGGCGGCGATGCTTGGCATTTCGTCCAAGGTAAAGAGAAACGAACTGCTTCACATGAAGCACACGGGCACGCCGCAAGAATTCTCCGAGTGGGTGCAAAAGAACATCCTCGATTATGGCCATGAGGTCGAAGCGCTGGCGCGGCCGATCGTCGAGGAGATCATCGGCGACGATCTCTATCCGGTGACGTGTTCGATGGGCCGCATGTCGGCGTCGTGTGATGGTTTGACGATGGACGAGAAAACCGCGTTCGAGCACAAGCAATGGAATGAGGAGCTTGCGGCGTCCGTCAGGGCCGGGATACTCCCTGAAGAGTTCCATCCGCAGTGCCAGCAAATCACAATGGTAACGCCGGCCGAACGGGTGATTTTCGTCGTGTCTGATGGGACGCGGGAAAAGATGGTCTACATGGAGGTTCTGCCCGATCCGTTGTGGCATGAACGGATTCGCGCCGGCTGGGAGCAGTTCGAAAAGGATCTCGCGAAATACGTTCCGGTCGAGATTCCCGAGCAGCCCAAAGCTGAAGCGATCATGGCGCTCCCGGCGCTCGCCGTTCAGATCCGCGGCGAAGTCATCACAAGCAACCTGCCTGCGTTCAAGTCGGCGGCTGAGCGGTTTATTGCCGGCATCAAGACGGAACTGAAGACGGACGAGGATTTCGTCCAAGCCGACGCAACGGTCAAGTTCTGCAAAGAGGCGGAAGATAACCTTGAAGTCGCCAAGAATGCGGCGATTGCCCAAACGGCCAGCATCGATGAGTTGATGCGGACGGTTGATCACATCAAGGCCCAGTTGCGCGACAAACGCCTTGCGCTGAACAGCCTGGTCGAAAGTCGCAAGAAACAGATCAAGGAAAACGCCGTCGCCGAGCGCCGCAAGAAGTACGAGGAGCACGTCGCCGCGTTAAATGCCGAACTGGGCGGCGTCAGTATCGTAGTCCCGGCGCCGGATTGGGTTGCCGCGATCAAGGGACTCAAGACCATTGCAAGCCTTTACGACAAGCTCGACACGGCGCTGGCAAATGGCAAGATCGCCGCCGATGCGGCCGCGAAGGATTTGCGCGCCAAGTTGGATTGGTATAAGGCGCACGCCGAGCACGCTTTTCTTTTCCGCGATCTGCAAGCGCTGATTCAGAAGCCGAAGGAGGATTTCGAGCTCGCAGTGACGACACGGATTGCCGAGCACAAGCGGCAGGAGGAAGAGAAGGACAAGGCACAGCCGGCACCTGAGCCTGTCGTGACGGCCGCTACGTCAGTTGCGACAACAACGGTTCAACCCGCGCCATGGGTTGCGCCGGCGCGCGTGACACCAACCGGAACGCCGACATTGCGACTCGGCCAGATCAACGACCGATTGGCCCCGATTGCACTGACCGCCGAAGGCATCGCAACACTCGGCATCAAGCATTCCGCAACGGACAAGAACGCGAAGCTGTATTTCGAAAGCGACTTCGATCTGATCTGCTCGGCGCTGATTCAGCGATTGCAAGCGGCTTCTCAAAAGCAAGCCGCCTAACCAACCCCCAAACCCCACTAGCCACGATGTAGCGCCAAATGGCGTAAGGATCTCGTGGCTGGTGGGTGCGAGGGGCTATTGCACATACGGAGAAAGCATGGAATTCCAAGAATTTCCAAAGATGGCGCGATACTCGCGTGAGGTTATCGTGACCGAGAAAATCGACGGCACGAATGCCGCAGTAGTTATCGAAGAAGCGCATTGCGGGGAATACCCCGAAAGCGCGATTGCGATGGTGGGCGAGTACAACGTCTACGCGCAGTCACGGACACGATTCATCACACCGGAAGACGACAACTTCGGCTTTGCTCGATGGGTTGTTGATCATGCCCAAGAACTAGCAAACGGTCTTGGCGTCGGTCGCCATTTCGGCGAGTGGTTCGGCGCGGGCATCCAGCGCAACTACGGCCTGACCGAAAAACGCTTTGCCCTGTTCAATGTGTCGCGCTGGAATGATTCGACCATACGGCCGGCATGTTGTGACGTCGTACCGACACTCTGGCGCGGAAACTTCTCCGATTTCGACGTCGATTTCGCGATGCGTGAGCTTCAATCCATGGGTAGCTATGCGGTCCCTGGCTTCATGAAGCCCGAAGGAATCGTCATCTTTCACACTGCTGGAAACTTCGGGTTGAAAAAGACCATCGAGAAAGACGAGATGCCGAAATCTCTCGCCAAGGCAGCCTAACCAATCCCCTCAGAGCCGCTACATGCGGCAATACGGTGCGCGGCCAGTATGGCGCGCCGCTTTTTGAGAGAGAACATGGCACGTCCAGAACTAGCGCCGACGATCGAAGAGGGCGACGGGCTGCATTCAGACTACGTGATCAAGCACCCAGCTTTTGCGCAGATTGGAGCGTCGCGTGTAAGCGGAAGCGCTCGACTTTACGGGAGCGATTTCGATCATCAGCACTACATGACGATTCGCATCTACCCGTCCGAGCAGCAACGCGGGTTATCGAGAGACCGATACTGCGCAAAAGTGACGCCATACATCGAAGTCGCGCTATCCGAGGCGCAGTGGGCAACCTTCGTATCGGCCCCGAACATTGGCTTTGGCGTCCCATGTACGCTGCAATACAAGGATGACGAGCAAATCCCCGGCATCGCACCGCCCGCCGAAGGCCCTCATGAGAAGTTCGAAGTCGAGGCGCGGCAAAAGATGGAACGGGCACTCGGTGAACTTGATTCGCTCGTCAAAGAAATCGACGAGTTGAAGCTGTCGCAGAAGCAAAAGGACGCACTGAAAGGCCGTGCCGCGATGGCCAGTCAGCAACTTGTCTCGAACGTCCCATTCGTGCTCAAGCAATTCGGCGAACACATGGAATCGACCGTTGAGAAAGCCAAGATCGAGGTCAATGCTTACGTGACCGGCGCTGTCATGCGAGCGGGCTTAAAGGCGCTTGGCGCGGAGAACGGCGAAGCGCCGATCTTGCAACTTCAATCCGCCGTGAAGCGCGATCAGTAACGAATCATCCCCTGCCAGCGCAACTGCGCTTTTGTGGGGCGCATGACCGGCCCCATCTTTTATTCCCTTGCCGCGCCTCCGTGCGTTGCGCGGCTTATGCCGGCCAGTACGGCGGCTCCTTTTTCGAATTCTTGCCCTCGGGCGTGGAGATGGATGTGAGCGAAACGACCGTATTGCCAGATGGAAGCGCGTTCTTAGTTGGTTCGTTGCCGCTTCCTAAAGACCATTGGCTATATGCCGAGCGCACCTACAGTAAACCGGATCAGATCGAGCCCGATGAGTTACCGGCGCCGATCCTGACGCACGAACAGCGCGTCGAAGTAGTCGCCGCCATTCGATATGCCATCCGAGCCGCGACGATGTGCGGCAAAGAACCGGACTACGACCCGGACGCGCTTGTACAAAACGCGGTCTTTGCACTCTGCGGTCCGTTTCCGCCTCGTGAGCGCGGAAGCAGCATCGGTGCCGCCATCGCCCGCGCTATTGGAGAGGATTGAGGACATGGACAACAGAGACGAAGTGATCGACACCACAGTGAAGGCCATGCGCACAGCATGGCAACTCGGCCAGACGTACTGGCGGCAGGCCGATAGCGAATACGTCTCAGACCATAAGCGGTCCGACAAGACACAGCAGGAGTTCGATGCACTGGTCGATGAGACGCGCGCCATGCTTGCGGCTGCATCTAAACCTCCCGAACAGGCAGAGCAGCACCGGGCGTTGAGCGATGAGCAGCGCAAGACAATCGAATCCGCCGCGAATTGCCTCGATGCCGCCGTGACGTTGACGCAAGACGGATACGACGGCGAGCCGGGGCCGGCGTCCTCTTGGGATGTACATGCGCAGCAACTCGTCTATGAACTGCGCGCCTTGCTCGCCACACTCAACGGAGGCAATCGTGAGTGATGAGAAAGTGATGTTGAGCGATGAGCAGATTTTGGAGATTGCAACACATCATCTCGAAATGGGCGATCTGCTGCGCAGCACGAGGACCGGTCTCGTCTATGGCGAAGTGCAAGTTGTGCCGTTCGCGCGAGCCCTTCTCGCCGCCAGTTCTCCCGAGTGCGGCAGCGGGCCGATCTATCAGATGAAGGTCGAAGGCATCTTCGGGCGCTGGGACGATATATCCAAGGAACAGTACGACCGGTCTCTCGCGCATGGAGACCCCACGCGCGTTCGCATCGCCCACACCACATCGACCTCGCCGCCGGAAAGCGGGCTGGTTCAAAACGAGAGCGCGGACTTTGAAGCGTGGGTCGAGCCGCGAAACTTCACTTCGTCATCTCGAGACGCAGCTCGACTAGGGTGGATGGCGCGCGCTCGCATCGCCAAAAGCGCCACCCCGCCAGCGCAGCCAGCGCAGGACGAGCCGCGCGAGTGTTGCTCGGCAGATTGTGGATGGAAAGGCGACGTGTCGGAAACCGTTCAGATGAAGCACGGCTACCCAAACAAACTTTGCCCGAAATGTCACGAAGTAACAGAACTAGCCTCGCATCAAGCGAATGACGAGAGAGCGCCGCTAGAGGCGTGGATTGACGATGAATGCGAGCGGACCGGCCAAGAAATACGCCGTAACGGATGGGCGCTAGATTGGGTACGGCGCGCATGGCAAGCAGCCCGCACATCAGCCTCGACAGCGCAGACGGCGGCGGCGCGGGATGTGCTGGCGGAGCGCGAGCGGCAGGTGACGCAGGAAGGATGGACGCCTGAGCATGACGACGAGCACGACGAAGGTCAGCTTTCTATGGCCGCCTGCGGGTATGCATCGCGCGCGTCCGATGCGGCGCAAGATATTCGTCACGGCCTTACTGGCGGCCTTACCTATGACGACGTTTACATCGGCGCGCCCGGGCCTGAGTTCTGGCCGCATGGATGGGAGTTCAAGGCAGCTACACCGCGCCGGATGCTCGTGAAAGCCGGCGCCCTGATCCTCGCCGAGATCGAGCGCCTTGACCGCGACGTGGCGAAGGGGGCGAAATGACCGCGCTCGACGAATGGCTGAAAACCGGCGCCCATCTGCCGGACGTATTACGCGACTTCCACGATCAGAAAGACGTGTTCAAAGCAATTCACGAGACGGTTGATGTTGAGAAGTGCGGTCAAGGGATTGCCCAAGGCATTACTTGGTGCATCGGGCAATGCTACGTCATCGACATTTTCCTGTGGTGGATGGCGCGACGCGGCTACACGCTACAGCGCAGCCGAGCCAAGCAGGAATTTGTGAGTCTTAACGATACGCTGCGAGCGCTCGAAGCACGACGAACTGCTGTATTGCAGGCGGTGCTTGCCG